GACGGATATTAAGACCTTCCCATGCGAGGACTTTCGTGACCGAGTGGACCTCCTTGTGGCCGGTTACCCCTGCCAGCCATTTTCCGCAGCCGGAAAGCGACTCGGCACAGAAGATCCTCGCCACCTCTGGCCTCACATCGCCAGATCAATACGAGTTATTCGACCTCGACTATGCTTCTTTGAGAATGTCGAAGGACACATCAGCCTTGGACTCCGAGAAGTCATTGGAGAGCTGGAATCAATCGGTTACCAGACGGCGTGGGGAATATTCAGCGCGTCTGAAGTCGGCGCACCGCACCAGCGCAAGCGGGTCTTTATCTTGGCCTACGACAAACGCCAGGGATTGGAAGGATTCTGTCAATTCAGTTCCGCCATCAGTAGGTCAGACTCGAGGTCACAGCCTTGGAATGGCTGTAGCGGAGAAGAATTGGCCTACGATAAGAGCCTCGGAATACAAGGATGTGGGGCCGGTTGGCTCCAAGTGCCACGACCACATGCTGGGCAAGCACTACCTGTGCGCGGTGGTGACGCAGGAGGCCGCGAACTGGCTGACTCCACAATCGGGAGATGTGACGGGCAGCACTCAAGAAGCGGTAGTGATGTGGGCCAATGGACAGCGGCCCAAGACATCAGACCAGAGATTGCGAACGCAAGTGGCTGCGGAACAACTCAGGCATGGCCAAGCCGCCCCGGCGAACCCCAGCACGCATGGGAGCCGCCAAGGGTTGTGGGTGGACTGGCGCACGCCGGGAGCCTCGGACGGCGAGGGCGGAGTGATGGAGATGAGAGAGGGTTGCGCGGGGAAATACAAGTTGAGGGATCATGCTGCGGACGGGAACAAATCAGCGAAACTCAACCCTCGCTGGGTCGAGACGCTGATGGGCCTTCCGATTGGCTGGGTTATGCCGAGTTGTGCATCTCCTGTGACAATCGAACTGACGAACTGCGCCTCCTCGGCAACGGAGTCGTGCCAGCAACAGCAGAACGAGCTTTTCGCGTTTTAACAGAGGAACTTTTTAATGCAATATCCTGAGAAAGAAAGCGCCGTCGTCGGCTACCTGAGCATGAACGGCTTTGCCGGCGTGCCGAAGTCGGCGGTGGTGGAGCCGGAGGCGTTCAGCAGTGTGCTGAACGGTCTCTACTACGCGGCGGCGCACCGGCTGCACCATGCGGGCAAGGCGGTGGTGGCGACGACGATTCTGGAGGCCATCGAGCGGGAGCCGTATTGGCTGAAGCTGGCGGAGGCGGAGGCGAAGGCTGCGGGGATGATCTCGTGGCAGGATGGGATGGTGATGGCGGATACCTCGCTGGGCTTCAACCCATCGGGTGGCGCGGTGGTGTCGGAATACCTGGCGGATATCGCGGCGGCGGCGGCGACTCGGAAGGCGGTAAAGGTGGGGCAGGGGCTGGCGGATGGCTCGATGGCGGTGGCGGATGCGCTGCAGGAGCTGAAGCTGCTGGCCAAGCCGAGGGCGGCGATGGCGGGCGTGGAGATCCATACCTTTGAGCAGCTCTTTGGCTACACTCCAGAGGATGACGCGAGCACGCTGGTGGGGGATCGGTGGCTGTGCCGCGGCGGGCAGCTATTGTTGCTGGGGCAGTCGGGAATCGGCAAATCCTCTTACACTCTGCAGCAGGCTATGACTTGGGCGCTGGGGATGCCGTTTTTCGGAATGAAGCCGCGGAGGCCGCTGCGGAGCCTGATCATACAAGCGGAGAATGACATGGGGGACATGGCTGAGGTGGTGCAGGGCGTGATGGCGTATGTGGTGGCTGGGAGCAAGATGATCCAACGGGTGGCGCTGGATGAGCTGAAGCGCAATATTGTGGTGGCGCGGGTGACGGCGCAGACGGGGGAGGCTTTCATCGAGGTGGTGCGGGAGCTGATCGCGAGGCACGGGCCGTTTGACCTGGTCTACGGGGATCCGCTGCTGTCTTTCATCGGCGACGATATTTCGCAGCAGGCGGTGGCGTCGCATTTCCTGCGGGAACTCTGCAATCCGCTGGCCTTCGAGCATAACTTTGCGTGGGTGTGGAGTCACCACACGGGGAAGCCGCAGAGCGATAGCAAGAGCCGGGCGCATTGGAATGCAAATGACTACGCCTACATCGGGCTGGGATCGAGCGAGTTGACGAACTGGGCGCGGGCGATCTGCGTGCTGCAGACGACGAAGCACGACGGGATCTTCAAGGTGCTGCTGGCGAAGCGTGGGAACCGGGCTGCGGTGGTGGATGAGCATGGGCACCCGACGACGGATATCATCATCAAGCATGCGGCTAAGGGTTTGCACTGGGAGCCGGCGGAGCTGCCGGAGGAGCCCGAGGAAGAGGGCAAGGCGAAGGGCAAGGCGGGCCGCGCGCCGAAGATCAGCCCGCTGGAGGAGGCTGAGATCATCGCAAAGCATGCGGTGTGGCCGCCTGGGGCTCGGGGTTTCTACGGGGAGATGTCGGCGAAATACGGGGTGTCGCGTGACACGATTGAGCGGATCCTGCGGCGCTCGAAGAACTCAACTGAAACCCAAAAGGCGGCGTGAGACTGAGCATGAAAACAAGTGCCGCAAAATTACCGCAGAATTACCGCAGAATAACAAATCTGCGGCACATGGATGACTGCCGCAAAATAACTGCCGCAAAACCACCCTATAAAGGGTGGTGTTGTGCGGCACTTCGTTATTTTTCGGCGTCGTCATTTCCAACCCTGATTGCCGCAAAATAGAATTATGCTGGATACGACGAAAGACCCGAAGATCACATGCCAAGCGTGCGGAAGGGAATGGCAGGACCACCCGGGCGTGCAGCATTGCTGCAAACTAACCGTGGCGCTGGCGGAGCATCTGCGCTGGGCGCTGAAGCATGTGGAGCCGCCCGAATACCGGCGCGATATCACGGAGATGGAGGTGTTTTACCAGTTCCTCGAAGAGAGCAAGCGCCTGGTCGTCGAAGCGAGCGGATGGAGGAAACGATGAAGTGCCCGCATTGCCAAGAGGATACCATCGTGACCGAGAAGCGGGGATCGGCTCGCCGGCGGTTGTGCAGGGCAGGGCACAAATTCACGACCGATGAGGTGGTGACGGAGAGGTTTCAATTTACCTACCCAAATCGGCCACGCAAGCGGGCGAAGAAAGACAAACAGGCGTGGCTCAAGAAGGTGATGAAGACCCTCGAAAACTAACATGAAGAAAGAACCAACGAAACGGTGGGCACTGGCAAAGGAACTCGCGAAGGAATTTAATGTGGCGCCCGAAACGGCGCTGCAGTGGTTTGATGCCGGCTGCCCGATGACGACATTTGATGAGGCGGCCGAGTGGAAACGCCAGAAGGTCGCAGAATCGTCGATCATGTCGCAGACGGCTGGAACCCTCAACCGATACGACAAAGCGCGAAAAGAGGCATCCTCGTGCGAAGAAACGGCCAAGTGGAGCGAGATGAGCGATGACTTCCGCCACATGTGCGATGTCGTGGCTGACCTGCACATCGATGGCATCTCGATCAGCCGGATCCACAAAATCCTCGGTCTATCCACCCCAGTGATCAACCGCATCATCGAGAACCATCCTCTCACCAAAGACAAAGACCAGGATTACGCGACCCGTGGCTGGCAACGCATCCGGCGCCTCGCCATCTCGGCGATGACAGACAAACTCCAAGACCCCGAGGAACTCAAGAAGCTCAAGGCATTTGATCTGAATATGTTTGCGGGAACTGCTGACGACAAGCTCTCGAAGCAGGAGATGCAGCAGATATCGGTGAGCATCGAGCAGAAGGTCATGCACCTCAGCGTCGAGGAGCTATTGGCGTCCATCCCCAAGGCCGAGACCATCGAGGGGGAATTCACCCCGCTTCCGGCTCCGGAGACTAGTAGCGGCAGCCAGACCGCTCCCGCAAAAGCCGGTGATTTGGGTGGGCTCAGTCTCAATAACACGGGTGAAAACGACGAGGAAACCGACGACAATGTGTAACCAATTGCAAATCAATGACGGCCCACTATCGGAAAGTATGCTTATAGGAAGTTATAGGCTCGGACAGGGGGGGAGGGGGGTGGTCGGTCGCCGCCAGCTTTTTACCCCCTACTCGTCCAGCCGCCGAGAAATTTTATGAAAAAAACGAACAAATCCAACCAGTTAGAACTGCCAAATCCACGCCCTGCCGAGCCAGAGAAGGGTATACGAGACGCCCGCGCCAAGCGCCCGACCCTCAACCGCCGGAAAATCTGGGCGGCTATTGACGGCGAGGATGGCGAGCGGCTTGTGACGGTGCGGGACAATAGCTTTTACCGCAGCGGCGAGAAGATGCGCGTGGAGCTCCGCGGGCTGGAGTGGGTGGATGTGGCGCCGAAGACCAACGCCCTGCTCAGGGGAGGGCAGTGAATAGCCTGCGCGATTACCTGACCTTGAAAAAAATCAACGCCACCCACGCGCTGAATCTCCTGCAAGACGCCGGCGTCATCTCCGACGAGTGCGTCGATGTCGATGATGTCGGCGATTCGGGGAAGGCCGTCGCCTGGCTAGTCCTCCACTTGGACGAGTTGACCTACCACCTGTGACCCTATGAGTTTTGCCCAAAGCCCGCACCCGCTGATCCCCATCATTTCCGCCGAGCACATAGTGCGCGACCCCGATGGCGCTCGGAAACTCATCTGCGCCCGCGAGGAGCACATCGCCCGGGAGAAGCTCGACCCGCTCACCTACGGCTACGAGCCGCCGCATTGGCAGCGATCCACCGAGATTGCGCGAAAATACCGCGAGATCCTTGTGATGGGCGGCAACCGTTCCGGTAAATCCACCTGGGCCGGCAAGCTCGCCATGCGCACCCTCCTCGAAAAGCCCGAGGCCCGCGTGTGGTGCTTCCAGACCACGAACGACAACAGCATCAGCATGCAGCAGCCGATCCTCTGGAACTTCATGCCCCAGCGCCTCCGCACCGCCAAGCGCGGCAAGGTCACCAATATCAGCTACACGCAAAAGAACGGCTTCAGCGAAAACACATTTGTCCTCCCAAATAAGTCCCAGTGCTGGTTCCGCAACTACGCGCAGGATGTCTCCACCATCGAGGGCGGAGAGATCGACCTCGCCTGGTGCGACGAGTTGGTCCCATTGGATTGGCTGGAGACCCTCCGGTTCCGATTGGTGGACCGCAACGGCATACTTATCGTAACTTTTACGCCAGTGGAGGGCTACTCGCCCACGGTGAAGAACTACTTGCAGGGCGCCCGGTCTATCGAGGAGGTCGATGCCGAGCTTTTGGCCAATAAAAACGGCCGCGGCTTCGAGAAAGTCCCCATTTTCCAAGAATCCACCACCCGCAGGGCCGCGATCTACTATTTCCACACAAAAAACAACCCCTGGGCCGGCTACGAGCGCTTGAAAGTCGAGCTCGACCGCCAGCCCCGCGAGAAAATCCTCTGCCGCGCCTACGGAGTCCCCGTCAAGGCCACCGCCACCCGCTTCCCCCGGTTCCGCGACACCGTCCATGTCGTCAAATCCGACCAGATTCCCCAATCCGGCACGAACTACCTCTTTGTGGACCCCGCCGGCGGGAAAAACTGGTTCATGCTCTGGGTCCGCATCGATGCCGCCGAGCGCGCATGGGTCTACCGCGAGTGGCCCCAGGTCGATACCTACATCGAGGGCGTCGGGCACCCCGGGCCGTGGGCCACAAGCAGCGGGAAAAAGGCCGACGGCGACCCCGGCGAGGGCCAAAAGTCCTTTGGATTTGGTTTGCTCGCCTACAAGTCCGAGATCGAGCGTCTGGAGACCCTCGACGGCGTCAAAGTCTTCGAGCGGTGGATCGACTCCCGCTATGCGAATACCACCGTCGCCGGCACCCGCGAGCACGCCACCACCCTCCTTGAGGAATTAGAGGACGCCGGCATGAGTTTCCGCTCCTGCCCTGGCGAAAACATCGAAGAAGGCGTGAGCCTCATTAACGACGCACTATTTTATGATGAAACCGCACCCATCGACCACACGAACGCGCCCCGGCTCTACATCTCCGAGCGCTGCACCAATACGATCTGGGCACTCAAAGAGTGGACCGGATCCGACGGCCAGAAAGGCGCCAGCAAAGACCCCGTCGATTGCCTCCGGTATCTCCTCACCTCCGGCGTCACAAACATCGAGGACGGCAAGCTCAATGTCACAGGCGGCGGCAGCTACTAAAGCCCTCACCGGCTACAAGCGCGATGTCATGGACCTGCTCGGCATCTCCGAGCAGACCTACAAGACCTACCTCGACGCCGGGCTGCTAAAGCCCATCGCAGGCCGCGCCGGCAAGCGCCGCGTGTTTTCCCTCACAGCTATCATCAAAAAATTCGAGCTGTAATGATGGTTATGCCAACCAATAACTCGGGACTCGAAGTCGGCTACCTCGCTGGCAAGTTCGATGGCCGCATTGGTTGGCTGATCTCGCCTGATGGTTGGCGGAAACCACCGGCTTGGATGCCATACGCCCTCGACAACGGAGCTTATGGAGCATTCGTGAATGATCGCCCTTGGGACCCTGTAGCGTTTCTGCATTTGCTTGAAAAATCCAAGGTGGCGCACCGCCCTCTCTGGATCGTCTGTCCTGATGTGGTCGCCGATGCCGACGCCACACTAATTTCTTGGCAGGAGTGGGCGCCGCAAGTGCGAGCCGCCCGACCAAATACTCCATTGGCCCTCGCAGTCCAGGACGGCATGACCCCTCGCCATGTTCCCGCCGATGCCGAGGTCATCTTTATCGGAGGAACGACCGAGTGGAAATGGCGCAACCTCCGGACATGGACTGACAATTTCCCGAATGTGCATGTCGGGCGGGTCAACTCGGAGCGCCTCCTCTGGATGGCGCACGAAGCCGGAGCGCAATCCTGCGACGGCACCGGGTGGCTGCGGGCCGGCGATGAACGACTCGTGGAATTACGCCGCTACCTCTCCCAAAGCACAAACGGCGACAAGCGCCCGCAACTTCAATTTCTATGAATAAAAAACAACGCCTCAGCGCAAACTTCAAACTCTGGAAGGACTTCACATTTGAAGCCGCCCACCAACTCACCAAAGTGCCGGTCGGCCACCAATGCGGCCGACTCCACGGCCACAGCTACAAACTGCGAGTCCATTGCCAGGGCAAGCTCAACCCCGAGCGGGATTGGGTCGTCGATTACGCTGACATCGCTGGCGTTGTGCGGCCCGTTGTCCAAAAGCTCGACCACACATTTCTCAACGACTCGTTCGATTTTGAGACCACCGCCGAAAACCTCGCTTTTTGGCTTGGCCATGAAATCGCGCCAAAGCTCCCGCAGCTTTACGCCGTCGAACTTTTTGAAACACCAACCACATCAGTCATCTACGAAATATGATCACCATAAAAAAAACCATCCGCTACATGCAACCCGAGCGCCTCGACGAGGACGACATGCGCACCGCGCTGTGCATGCCCGGCACGAAGCCCCTCGTCGTGCTGGCGCTCCTGCAAAAGATCGATGATCACATCGAGGACGCCATTGAGCTCGTCCGCACCCTCCAGAGCGCGCAGAATCAAGGCACCATCGCGCACTGCGCCGGCGGCTTGGATGCGTTGAGCAATCTCCGCGCCGACCTGCTCCAGAGCATCGATGAGGCCAGCAAAGTAGGTTGATTTCGGTTGGTTTCGTTTAGTTGCGGTTGGTTTGGCCGCGACCCTCTTCCCCTCTTGCGCGCTGGGCCGCATAGGGAGCGCATCGAGTTTCTGCGCCCTCGTCCAAAAACGCTGACCCACTTGGTTGGAAACCATGACGCAAGAACAAACCGAACCACTGCTCAATCTCACCGATCTGGCCACAGAAATGGGGCTCACGCTCGACGCGATTGAGGAAACCACTCCGACAGACACCCAGGAGACCACCGAGGAGGCGCCAGACAATGAGGCCGCCACCGAGGAGATCACCGAGTCTGAATCGGAAGCCGATCTTTCACAGGAAAACGACTCGACCGAGGAGGAATCCTCAGCCGAAGACGACGACACCACCGAGGACGAAAAAACCGAGGAGGAAAAGCCCGCCGATCACACCGCCGAGAAGCTACTGAAGCGGATCGATAAGATCACCGCCAAGCGCCGCGAGGCCGAGGAGCGAGCCGAGACACTCGAGAGCGAAATTTCCGATCTCCGAGCCAAACTCGACGCCTCCACACCGGTGCAAATACTCCCCACCCCCAGCGACCCGCTCGCCGATGTGGAGACGCCGGATCAACTCGCCGAACGCATCGCCATCGCCAAGAAGGTCCGCAAATGGGCCATCGAAAATCTCGAAGGCGGCACGGTCACCAACGCAGCCGGCGAAGAGGTTTACCACGAGCCCGCCCAGGTCCGCCAATATCTCGCCAATGCAGACGAGGTGCTCACCGAGCACGCTCCCAAGCGCGAGAAATGGATCTCCGAGCGCCACGCCGTCCTCACCGAGGCCCGCACCGCGTATCCTGCGCTCTTCCAAGCCGGATCGCCCGAGCAAGCCATGTATAAAGAGACGCTCCGCGCCTATCCCTCGCTGAAAGGCTTGCCGAACCTCGAAATGATCGTCGGCGATGCCATCGAGGGCCAGAAGCTCCGCTTCGCCCGCCAGCAAATGGCCGCCAAAAAGTCCTCCGCCCCGTCCGAGTCGAAAACTCCTGCGAAAGCCTCGCCACCGCCCTCACCGGCCAAAGGTTCCAAAGTCCCTGCCAAAGACATCGAAACCCGCGACAGAGCCAAAGCACTCTTCTCGCGTGCATCAGCCCTTAAATCCGACGACATCGCCGCCTTCCTAGAAGGAGCGCTGTAGTCCCAACCAACCAAAATTATGCCCGCTACACTTATCACTTCCCAAACCGGCATCCGCCAAGACCTCAGCGATCTCATCGCGGTCGTCGATGCCAAATCCTGCCCCGTTGTTTCCACCGCGAAGAAGGGGTCCGAACCCATCAACCCAACCACGCAATGGCAAGCCGATGCGTTTAATTCGACCACGCTCCCTGCCGGAGTCCTCTCGAATACCGACATCGCTGCCAGCGATTACATCGACAACGCCGCGAACCGCGTAATCTTGAGCGCCCGCGTTCAGAAGTTCCGCGAAGTGCCTTCGGTGGACGATCTCGCGCAGAACATTTCTGAAGTTGCCGGCGTCGGCAAAAAGAAGGAAATGGCCCGTGCCGTCACGAAATCCCTCGAGCAAATCAAACGCTCGATGGAAGCTGCATTCTGCTCCGACCAAGAGTCCGCAGAGCAGTCCGGCGTGAATCCCTACAAGACCCGCGGTCTTGGTGCTTGGATCCAAAACGGAGCCCAGACCGACCTCCCCGTTGCTGCTGGCTACCGCACTCCGACAGCCTCCATCAACACCACCGTCACCGCTTCGCTCACCGAGACGAATGTTCAGGACTTGCTCCAGAGCATCTATCTCCAGACCGGCAAGGTGCAAACCTACAGCCTCATCGCCGGTCCGGCGTTGAAGCGTGCGTTCACCAACTTCACACGCACCCAGTTCGCGAGCACGAATGTCGCCGCCGCCATCCGCACTCTGAACAGCAATGCGGAAGACAAAAAATTCACCAACACGGTGGATATTTTTGAAGGTGATTTCGGCACTCTCGAGCTCATCCCATCGCTCTTCCTGGCTGCCGGCGGAACCAGCGCCGTCCAGCTCGCCCGCGGTTATGTCCTCGATATGGACATGATCGAGCTCCGCTACAACCGCAAGCCCCGCTTCCAGGAGCTTGAGGACCGTGGCGGTGGCCCTCGCGGCATCGTCGATGCGATCTGCGCCCTGTGCGTCAAGTCGCCTCTCGGCCTCGGCAAATTCTCTGCCACAGCCTAACCCGCGCGCCCGGCTCGGCGGCGATCCGACTCCCGCCGCCGAGCCCACGGGCTTGTGGAGTCACCCATTTTCCGCAGTTACAGAAAAAAACAAATTGTGGTTCACGACGCATCCGAACTCGAAGCCGATCTAGGCGACCTCGCTCCCTTTGTGACCGAGGAACTCCGCACCGGTTGGCACGCCAGCATGGTCAATGCCGAGATGCGCCAGCGCCGAATCAAGGCCGCCAGCGACCGCCTCGCCGATGCCCGCCGCACGGTCGAAGGCATCGGGCAGCACACCATGAGCGTCGATTACGACAGCTACATTTTCTGGAACCAGCAGCTCCCCGGTTGCTGGCGGGATAAAGGCTTCCGGGAGGAATTCGCCAAAGCGAATCCCCACACCCGCGTCCAATCCACCACCGCCCCAACCATCATCAATCCCGGCCTCGCCACCGCATGAAGTCTGCCGAAGTCTCTGAACTCATTGGCCTCGTCGAGCAGGCCGAGGTCGATGCCGCGACCTATTGGTCCCGCAAAAATCTCAACTACAACCTGCGCTACTGCCTGTGGGCCGGCCAGGATGAATCGGGCCGCAAAATCTCCTCCGTGCTCGGCAAGCCCGCGTTCCCGTGGGATGGCGCCAGCGACAGCAAAATCCGACTTGCGGACATGATCATCAACGAGCGCGTGCGGATGCTCAAAAACTCCTTCGCGAAATCCCGCATGTCGATCCTGCCGACCGAGAGCACCGACATGCAGGCCGGCCGCAAGGTCGAGACCGTTATCAAGTGGCTCCTCAATTCGCACTGCGCGGCCATGACCAAGCGCGAGATCGAGCTCGCCGCCAACATCCGTGAGACCTACGGCCTCGCCATCATGGGCGTCTTCTGGCGCCGCACGACTCGCAACGAAGTCCTCACCTTCCGCCTCGACTCGCTCCAGCAAACCTTCGCCGAGACCGGCGATCCGAATCTCGCCCTCATCATCGAGGCCATCCTCGATCCCACGCAGGAAGAGGCCGTCGCCCGCGAGATGGAGATGCTCCTCCCAGGCCAAGGCACCACCGCCAATGTCCGCCGCCTCCGCGAGCAAGGATTCTTTGAATACGACTCGCCCTACATTTTTGAAAACCTCCCCGATTGGCAGGCTTACGAGCCCTGGGAGGACATCATTTTCCCTCCAAGCACCTACGACCTCCAGCGCGCCCCATTTATCGCCTGCCGCGAGCTTCTCCGCGAGGACGAGCTCCGCGAGCGAGAGGTCACCGAGGACTACGACTCGAAGTGGATTGAAGAAGCGGTGAAACACAAAGGCGTCAGCGCCCGCAGCGGTCGGAACCACTACCGCGCCACCGATTCCATTTTACTCACCGACGACCGCGACCTCATCGAAGTCTGGCGCGTTTACCGCAAAAAGTGGAACGAGTCCCTCGGCGCCATGGAGGTGCTCTGCACCATCATCCATCCAAGCGTCGTAGACCGCGTTGCCAAGAGCGAGGCCATGAACTACGCGCACGGCCAATATCCATTTGTCGAGCTACCGCTGGAGCGCACCTCCCGCCCGCTCGTCGAGTCCCGAGGTGTTCCCGAGCTGCTTTCCACTCATCAGACGGAAATCAAAACGCAGCGCGACTACCGTAGTGATCGCGCCTCTCTGTCCATAATTCCACCCCTTCGCTGTCCGGCGAACAGGGGCAAACTCAACATCGTCCTCGGCCCTGCCGTGCAGCTCCCCGAGCGCCGGCCCGGCGAATTCCAATGGATGACGCCACCGCCATTCGATCAAGGCACGATTGAGATTGAGGCCGCCACCCGCCGCGATGTGGATGAGTATTTCGGCATCCCTCGCGCCGACCTCGCTCCCCAGCGGTCCGCGCTCGCCCAGCAAGACCTCGTGGATAGCTGGCTCTCCGATTGCTCCCTCATCCTCGGGCAGACCTTCCAACTCGCGCAGCAATACCTCGACGATGTCCAATTCGTAAGAATCGCCGGCGGCATGCCCATGCCCTTCCGCGCCTCCCGTCAGGAGATCCAAGGCAAGTTCGACATGCGCCTCGACTTCGACGCCCGCACCTTCGATTCCGAAGCCCTCCAGGTCAAAATCAAGGGCATGATCGAGCTCCTCCCGCTGGATGTCATGGGCGTCGTGGACCGCGTCGGCCTCGTCAAATTTCTTTTCAGCGCCATCGATCCGGGCATGGCCGAATTCCTCATCAAGGATGTCGAAGCCGCCTCCCAGCAGGAAATCGAAGACGAGCAGCTGCAATTCACCAAGATCGCCGCCGGCACCGAGCCTCAACTCAAGAGCGACGGCCAAAACGCCCAGCTCCGCCTGCAAACCCTGCAGCAGATCGTGCAGTCAAACCCGGCCGTGCAGCAACGATACGCTCAGGACGAGATTTTCAAATCCATGCTCGACGCCCGCATGCAGGCGTTTTCGTTCGCCCTCCAGCAGCAACAAAACGCCAAGATCGGCCGCGTCGGAGCCCAGCCCGCGCTTCAGAAAATGGCCCAGCAAGGAGGCCAGCCATGAAGACGACTCCTTACAAGACCGTCCGCGATGGCGTGCTCACCCGCATGGGCATTGACCCCGCCCAACCGCTTTTGCCCTCGCAGGGCTCGGCGCTGGCGGAATACCTCACCAGCGCCGCCACCTTCGCTTGGAATTTCGATGAGTGGCCCCAGATCACCCACACCGAGCAACGCATCGTGCTCGGCGAGGGCTTCACCGAAGGCGCATACACCTACGAAGCCGACTACCAAGGCACCGTCTCCTACATTGGCCGCGCTCCGCAGGGCTCGCTTTTCTCTGAGCCCGTCTGGCGCATCAAGCGCGTTACCACCACCGCCGATGGCCAAGTGCTCAATATCGACACCGCCCTCGATGTCGCGTGGGACTCCCGCACCAGCGCCACCTATGTGGAGGACTCGACCAACGACCCCTCCGACATCATTCCGTATTTCCCCCTGGTTGTTGCAGGCAAGCTGCCGATTGGCGAAGTCCTCGCCATTTACTCCGACGCCCCGAGCGACACGCGAATCACCCAGAGCTACGATTTTGTCACCACCGCCGACACTGTTTTTATCACCGACGAGCGATATGCGGGCGGCCCGGTGTATGTGAAATTTCAGCTCCCGGTCCCCAAATTCACCGCCACGGCCTACGCCGCCAACACCGCCTACGCCGCCGAGGATTTGGTTTACCACGCCCCGACCGGCGACTGCTACGAGGCTCTGCAAGCCACCACCGGCAACGCACCGACGAACGAGGAATACTGGCTCCGCCACCGCATCCCGACCTTCCTCGCCGACTACCTCAAGACCTCCGCCCTCGCCGAAACGCTCGCCGAGGATGGCCAGATGGATAAGAGCCAATTCCAACTCCTCCGCGCCGAGGGGCTGCTCCTCAAGCTCCGCGACGACATCTGGCTCCGCAAAGGCGAGGTCCGCCACTACTCCGCGAAATTCGACTTTCGATGAACGCCACCCCGATCCCAAAGCAACTCAGCGTATCGAGCGCCAAGACGCGCTTGACGGGCAACGGCACGCTCAAAACCTTTACCGTCTCGGGCCTCAAATCCTCCGACCCCAACCATGTCCTAGTCGCCATCAACGGCGTGATGCAAGAGCCCACCGTGGACTACCTCGTCAACCAAGGCGCAGGCACCATCACCTTCTCCACGCCCATCCCGAACAACGCCAAAATCGTCGTCGTCGCTTTCGGCCTCTACAGCATGGTCACCCAGCGCGACCCCGATCTTTACCTCCACTCCTTCGCCCTCAACACCGCAGGCACCTTCAGCTACTACGGCCTGCTCCTCAACTCCGACATCCCCGCCGTCGGCTCCCCCGCCGCCGTGGCCAAATGGATCATCACCCGCTCCGCACTCAGCACCAACGGCACCATCACAGCCACCGCCAAGGCGACCGATGTCGCGTGGACTAACCGGGAGACCGCCACTTACGCCTGATGACAACGATCACCGAGACAAATATCACTCAGCAGCTCGATCTCTCGCAGTTCACCATCGTGCTGCCGGAGGACTCGCTCGGCGTTGTCGAATACAGCTCCGCCGAAAATTTTCCCGGCGTCGGCAAGGACAAACGCCTCTACATCGCGCAAGATTCCGGCCTGCCATACCGCTGGAACGCCACTACCTACACCCCCGCCGCCGACCTCCCTACCACTTATTCCGACACCCCGCCTGCCCACCCCTACCAAGGCCAGCGGTGGACCACCCCTTTTGACCTCACAACCTACGAATGGTTCGCAGGAAGTTGGGTCGAAAAACCCAACAACAACTAAACACCACCTAATATCATGGCAGCTATCTCATTCCCGTCCTCACCGACTAACAACCAAGTCCACACCGTTGGCAGCAGAAGCTGGCAATACAACGGCACCGCATGGAAACTCGTCCCCCGCACCACCGATGCGGTCGTCGAGGGCAGTTCCAACCTCTACTTCACCAACGCCCGCGTCGCCTCGGCCCCAGCCGTCACCGGCTTGGAAAGCCGCGCCACCGCCATCGAGAGCGACATCACCGCTATCGAGTCCGCCGCCAGCACATTGGCCGGTCGTGTGACCACGGCAGAAGGCGGTCTTTCCTCGGAAATCACCCGCGCCACCGCAGCCGAAGCCGCCCTCGGCACTCGCATCGACAATGTCCTTGCCAACACCACCGCTGGCTCGCTCGATTCGTTGACAGAAGTCGTCACCGCCTTCCAAGCCGCCGACTCCTCGCTCAACGGTGCCATCACCAGCCTCGCTACCAGCGCCTCTTCCGGCCTCGCCGCCGAGACTTCGGCGCGTGAAGCAGCCGACTCGGCCTTGGATTCGCGCCTCGACACAGCCGAGAGCGACATCAATGCCATCGAGTCCGCCGCGACAACGCTTGCTGGCCGTGTGACTACTGCCGAAGGAACCCTCTCTGGCCATGTCGCCGCGACCAACAACCCGCACAGCGTCACCAAAGCCCAAGTCGGCCTCGGCAACGCAGACAATACCAGCGATGCGAACAAACCAGTCAGCAGCGCCGCCCAAACCGCCCTCGACGGCAAACAGATCAAGGATGTCGTCAGCGCCACCGCGCCTTCGCACACCGAAGGACTGCGCTGGGTCGATTCCAACGACATGACCGAATACCTCTCCTACAACGGAGCCTGGGTCGAACTCGACAAACAATAATCCCCACCCATGGCCGCCCTCGCGTTTCCATCCTCGCCGTCCCTTGACGACATTTTCACCTCCGGCAATCGGAGTTGGAAATGGACGGGATCGCGCTGGGCGGTCATCCCCGTTCTGGTTCCTCCCTCCCGCCTCTCCGGCGCGGGGGCGGAAACCGGAGACATTTTAGTCTATGACGGCAGCGCCTGGAGTCCCGTCCCCCTCACCGAGGGCGGATCCAACATCGCCCGCGCCGCATGGGCCTCCCCCTACCACTACTACGGATCCGCCGTTGCCGGCACCGCCGAAAGCGCCACCGGCTGGACAATCCACCGCATCACCACCGATGCGGATGGCACCGTCACCGCCTCCGCCACGGCCACCGGCGCATGGTCAAATCGCGCCTCACTTTCCTACACCTAAACCCAAAAATCCAAAAACCATGAACGCTACCAACCCCATCGAAATCAACGGAAAATCCCACGACAAATACTCGCTCAATTTGGCCATAACGGGCCGGTATCTGGGCGATGGTTCTTCAGACGCCAATGTCGCCATGCGCCTTGTGCCGAGCCGCATCGAAAACGGCGAAGTCATCACCGCAGACGAGGCCGCAATCGGCATCGTCCTCGGATCGCTGGCAGGTGCGGACGCCGCCACGCAGCAGGCCGTCGCCGCGATCCAAGCCGCTCTCCAAGCCTACATCTCCGCGAAAGGACTCTAATCATGGCCAACCGATTCGCCGTTGCCTCTGGCAACTTCAACGACACCGCAACATGGTCAACGACCGCCGCTGGATCGCCCGGCGCATCCGTTCCCGTCGCTGGCGACAATGCCATTGCCAACAACCGCACGGTGACAATCACCGCCAATGCGACTTGTGACAACCTCACCAACAGCACTACCTATGGTGGAACTGCCGGTGGGAGTTTTGTGCTTCAAAACGGAGTAACGCTTGCGGCAACAACAATTGTGGCAACCTCCTCCGTATCAGTTGTTCAATTCTCCCAAGCCTCACCGGCAAGCGCGACTCTTACCATTAGCGAAACGCTTCCTAGTGGAACCAATGCAGTTGTTACTAATTCAAATACAGGCACGCTGAATATAAACGCTTCTATTTTTAGAAATAACTTGAGCGGGTCATCTGCTGTTGGAATATTAAATTCCGGCGCAGGCATTGTAAATTTTACAGGCTTGTTGTCTCAAACCAGCGGGGCAAGCGCGTCAGTGATTAACAATTCCTCAGTTGGAACAATAAATGTAAACGGAACCAATGTAGGCCGAGCCATATCGAATGCATCGACTGGGACTATTGTATGGAATGGCGAATTAACTGCACTGAATGATTCCCCTGCAATAACATCAACCTCAGCAGGCAGCACCGTCAGGGCGAGCGGAAATTTTATTTTTTCCGCAAACGGCACAGTGCCAATTTATGCGCCGAAATTTATACTCGGCACCACGCCAACCGCCGCAAAAACTCAATACGCGCTCAACGGAACGGGAACCTATGTCAATATGTTCACCGCCGACAACACCGGCCTCGCTCCAGCGGTGACGGATGTCCGTTCTGGGGTTGTTTATGGATCGGCCACGGGCGTGCTGGCAGTGCCAGCCGCAAACTCGGTGGCTTTCGGGGTCCCCGTCGATAACACCACGGGCACGGCCGTGCTAACCCTCGCCAATGTCCAATCCGCGCTCACCGCGCAGGGACTCACCACCGCCCGGGCAGGGAATTTGGACAACCTCGATGCCACGGTGAGCAGCCGCCTCGCTCCAAGCGGCACGCTGGCCACGGTGACTACCCTTACCAACGCGCCGAGCGTGCCCTCCGCGAGCGCCATCGCTTCACAGGTGAGAACGGAGCTTTCGGTTGAGCTTGGGAGAGTGGACGCCGCCATCTCAACCCGTGCGACCCCGGCCAACATCCCGACCTCAGACATCACGGCCATCAAAAATAAGACAGACCTGTTGAACACGACGCGATTGGCACAGGTTTCGACCACCGAAATCGTTGGAAATCTTTTAGCCCAAGCGAATAGCTAACCATGGCCAACGAACTGAACATCTCCCTGGCACAAAGCCAGACCGGCTTGAGCGTCACCGGCCAGCTCTACCAAAACGGCATCGCCAGCGGCACCGCCATTTCGCTGACCGAGGTAGGGAGCACCGCGTATTACACCGGCCACATGGCCGGGGCCGCAGGCGATTACCAAATCCTTTTCCGCGCCGCCGGGGAGAATGTCGGCTCGGGCTCGATCCGGTGGGACGGCTCTGCCGAAATCCTCCCCGCCACCGGAGGCAGCATCCCCAGTGCCACCGGCATCGCCGCCTCCGTCCGCACCGAGCTTTCGCCCGAGCTGGCCAAAGTCTCGGCCCTCAACACCACCCGACTCGCACAGGTCAGCACGGTCGAGACGACCGGAGCCCAAATCGCCGCCGCGCTCTCGTAGAGCCATGGAACAAGCCATCCTCGAAACCATCAGCCACGCCGCAAAGCAAGACCAGACCTGGCACCTCGTGGCGCTTGTGTTTATCGGCATCGTCGCCGTGAGCGTGCTCTTTCGTTGGTTCACGGCGCGCTTGGAACGAGTCGAAAACAAGATGGATCACCAGAGCTCGGAATTCATCCACCACCTCAAGACCGCCAACCAAGAAATGCTCACCGTCATTTCGCAAAACCAACAAACCACCACCCGAGCGATTCACCTCATGGATCGGCTCGAAACCAAGCTCGACAAAATATGAACAACATCATCTCCCAACTCAAACAACCCTCCACCTTTCGCGGCCTCGCCCTGATCCTCGCCCTGGTCGGAGTAAAAATTTCCCCCCAAATGACCGATAGCATCGCAGCGGCCACCGTGGCGGTGCTCGGTCTCATCGAGATCGTTCGCAACGAGCGCAAATGAGCCCAGCGAAAATCGCCGCCTCCGCATTGATCCTCGGCTGGGTCCTGATCGCTAGCGCGTTTCTCACCGGCTGCGAAACCCTCGGGGTCTCGCTCGAGACAGACTACGGCAGGTTCAGCTACACGCTGCCCGAAATCCCCGCACTGAAAGATAAATAATGCTCCCCGCCGCCCGCCCACAACAAGCCAAGTCCAAAACGCAAGCCCTGCTCACCAAGGCCCGCGTGGCCGATGAGGTCGCGCTGGTGGGCGTGCGAGGCTACTACCGCGACACCATGGGCGAGGTCGGCCAGAACGACCGGGGCATTTACGACGACGCCATTTTCCTCATCTCGCCAAACGCCTACGCCACATTCAACGCCAACACCGATCCCTCGGTGAAACGCCAAGGCATCGCAGTTCTCAAGCCCGGCGTTCACAGATACCGAAAAGGAAAGCACGGCCTCAGCAAGCCTGGCGGCGGCTACCCAGCCCTCCGCCCCGCCAACCCCGCCGAAAGCCTCCCTGTGACCCGCGACGGCCAAGGCGACAGCATGGGCATCGCCATCAACATCCACAAGGGCGGCTACCGCACCACCAGCAGCGAAGGCTGCCAGACCATCTACCCGAGCCAGTGGGAGGCTTTCGTTTCCCTGGTGTATTCCGAAATGGACCGCGCCAATCAGAAGACCATTCCCTACTTGCTCACGGAGGATTTTGCATGAGCCGCAAATCGAAATCCTCCCCACCGCCAGACCGCGAGGCCGTGATGACACAGGTCCGCCAAATCCTCGCCGAACATTTCGAGGTCGGCGTGTGCGTTGTGAGCTGGGAGGACGCGGGCACCACCTTTGACATGGATTTCAAATTCGGAAATTCCCACGCGGCCCGGGCTCTCGCCCGAGACGCTGAGGAAATTCTGTGGCCCATCGAGGCCGACGACGAAGAGGAGGAAGAGGTATGAAAACATCCTGGAGCGCCATCGCCCGCGAGCAAGCGGACAAGGCCCACAAAACCGAAGTGGACGCCCTCAAAGCCAAACTCGCCCAATACGCCGCCAGCGTGGAGTCGCTGGAGAAACAACTCGGCATCGCCCTCTCGCTCGGCAAAACCCGCATCCGCCCGCACCCGCTCTTGGTCAGCATGAACGACAAAGCCGAGGCCGTCGCCATCGCCATGGCGAGCGATTGGCATGTCGAGGAAACGGTCGAAGCCGCCAGCGTCAATGGCCTCAACGAATACCGGCTGCCGATTGCCAAGACGCGCATCGAGAAATTTTTCAGCACCATCGCCCGCCTCACCGAGATCGAGCGCCACGGAGCCAAGATCGACGACCTGGTTTTGTGGTTGGGAGGCGACTTGATGACGGGGATGATCCACGAGGAACTCGCCGAATCGAACAGCAAGACCCCCACGCAAGTCATCCTGTGGCTCCAAGACCGCATCGCCGACGGCCTCGCCACGCTCAAGCCCCACTTCAAGCGCATCCTCATTCCAACCAGCTACGGCAACCACGGCCGCACCACGCAAAAGCCGCGCCACGCCACCGGAGCCGCGCACAGCTACGAGTGGCTGCTCTACCGCATCCTCGAAGGCCGCTTTGCCGACGACCAGCAAATCGAGTTTCAGATCGCCGACAGCTATTTTAATTTCATGGAAGTGTATGGCCGCCGCCTGCGCTTTCACCATGGGGATGGGCTCAAATTTCAAGGCGGCATCGGTGGCCTTACCATCCCGACCGAAAAGGCAATCGCTTCATGGAATAAGAGCCCGAACCGAGCCGACCTTGATCTCTTTGGGCACTGGCACCAATACCAGCAAAACCGGCACTGGCTCTGCAACGGCAGCCTCATCGGCTACAACGCCTACGCCCTGAGCATCAAAGCCTCCTTCGAGCCCCCCACGCAGACCTACTTCCTCCTCGACAAGAAACGCGGACGCACCATGACCGCGCCCATTTATTTATGAGCAACTGGAAAACCCTCGCCCGCAAAACCAACTCCCTCCCGCCCGGCTGGAGCACCGCCGAAGACATCAGCGCCGACCTGGATTGCGAGCCGAACGAAGTCCCCAAAATCCTCGCCAGCGCCATCCGCGATGGATTGGTGGAGAAGCAAACTTTCCCCCACTGGCAACCAGGCAGCCGCCAACTTCTCTACCAAACCGGCTACCGCCAAATCACCGGCAAGCCGCAAGCCAAAACCAAAGAGCAACCCGCCCGCGCCGTGCCTGGCATCCCCGCCGACCTCCTCGACCGCGTGCGCCAAACTTGCCTGCGCTACCGAGGCCGATCCGCCAGCGACATCGCTGACCGCTGCCGTTGGAGAGGCGAGCCCCGCATCAAAGCCACCGCCATCCGCGCCCTGCTTGACACGCTTGCCCCATAATAAAAGTAATGCCAGACGACGCGACAATCATTGAAGGCGATGCCGGATTCCTCGGCATGGCGTCGCGTCTCAACCCGCTCCAGCTCCAGCCTGGCATGTGCCAACTCGTCGAGAACATGCGGCTGGATCGCGGCGTGGCGCAGACTCGCAAGGGGGCCAAACGCCTCGGCGATGAGATCGCTGCAGGCACTCAGCCGATTGTGATGCCGTTTGTTCTCGATGCGAATACCAAGGTTCGCTCGGTCTATGACGGCGGCATCTTGGCAAGCGGCGTCTTTTCCTCTCCCAGCTACGAGGATGCGAATGAATACATCGTCCTCTGCGGCCCGACCTCGGCCTTCCTCTGGCGACAGGACGAGCCCATCGAGGAGATTCCTTACCCCGCCACGGGATCCGCCGCCGACGAAATCCTCGCCTACACAGACGAAGCCTCCTGCGTGCAGGCGTTCAACCGATTCTACCTCCTGCGCGAGGCCGACATGACGCTGCCAGGCTGGGGATGGAAATACACCACCGCCAGCGGCATTACGGTTTCTGGCGGCACGGCCACGGTCCACATTACCAGCCACGGCTATGCGGCAGGCCAGTGCGTGCGCATCGAGGAGAGCGAGACGGTGGCGGCCTTCGCCGGGCATGAATACGACATCCTCTCCGCCACTGCCAATAGCTTCACCATCGCCGTGCCCGCAGGCACTGCGCCGGATGCCACCGCTGGCATCGCCATACGCCGCGTCAAGCCGCCGCTCTGGTGGGATGGCTCCACCGCAGAGTTTGTCCGCGCCGATGCGGGAGTGCCTGCCACTGGTGCGTCCTTCCGCACCCACCGCTCGACCGGCTGGGCGACCTACCTCAATAACCGCCTCTGGTTGCCAGACGGCCGCGACACCGTGGCCATCAGCGATGTGCTGGACCCCGACCTCTACGACCCATTTTTCCAATCCTTCCGAGCCAACCAAGGCTCCAACGACTACCTCGTGGGCATCCACCCGTGGGTGGAAGGGCAGGCGCTGGTCTTCATGCGGAACAGCATCTGGCTCGCCGCACTCTCGGACTCAGCAAATGCCGCCGCCACCGACTTCACGGTGGATACCGCCGTGTCGAAGCTCCAACTCCTCACCGACGAGATCGGCTGCGTGGCCCGGCGCTCGATTGTCACCGCCGGTCAGTATGTGTTTTTCCTCTCCGACTCGGGCATTTTCCGCCTCGACACCCAGCTCGACCTCAAGCTGCGCGGCAATACCACACCACTCAGCGACCAGATCGCCGACCAGATCGCCGAGATCAATTCCGACTACGCCTACCTCAGCGTGGGAAAATGGTGGAACAACCGCTACCACCTCGCCTGCCCGGTAGGCGAAGACGCCGAGGCCAACAACACTCTCTTCGTTTACAACGCCCTCAACCAGGCATGGGAAAGCCGCGACACCTACGCGGTGAACCTCGACGAGCTTCTCGTCGCCGCCTACAACAGCCAGCGCCGCCTCTTTGCCGCCAGCCGCAGCGGCACCCTCTTCCTGCTCGACGAGCAAGAGCGCGGCGACGATGTGCCCTACGCCAACGAGGAGGACGCCTACACCTCCGTCGAAGGCTACCTGCTAACGCGCCGCTACGGATTCGGCAGCCTTAACAGCAAACGCCTGTTGCGTGCCAAAGCCTCAGTGCTTTTGCCGGGCACCGGAGCCTGCGAGCTCCACGCCCTTACCACGGACTACGACGCCAATTTCACCGTCGCCACCTTGGCAAACACCACCGAAGAACAAGAAGACTACACACTCAAAGCCCCTCTCCGCTGCAAGGCGACCTACCTCGACCTTGAGTTTACGACCAGCGCCGAG